TGATAGGTGTTATATATATCAGCATAAACTGAATTATTTTTACTAAACTCATATTCTTTACCATTCATAATATGAACATCAAAAGTTTTTCCATTAATATGAATATCAAGCCATTGTTCTTCGTAACCTTCTTTTTTAACTATTTCTAATATTTTAACCTTTAATTGATTAATAGTTTTATTATCTAGGTTTAATTCGTTCTGCATTTTTTACTCTCCTTGATGTTTTTGATCGATTGGTGCTAATATTTCAAGTATTCTATCTGTAACCTTTGGGATTAAGCGCTTGTTTATATGCTCGGCTTCTTCTTTATCATGCTCCCTATTATATCTAATAGATTCTAAGGCGCTACTTGATACATGAGCGCCACCCCTTGAATACATTTGAGCAGTTTCATTTAATATATAAAACCTCTTCAGTAGTTCGCAAAGTTCCCAACCCTCTTTTTCTGAATATGGAGTTTCTTTTAATCTAGGTTCTGAGCCATTCCATTCAGTAAAAAACTCACTCATAAAATTGGTTGCGTGTTCGTGTGAGTTTATATCTGTAGCTAATTGAGGTTGTTTATTATGCGTATAGGTTTCAATATATCCGAAACCCCAATACCAATCACAATCCC